GCAGTTGGTAGCGCACGTCGTTCGGGACGATGAGGTCGCTGGTTCGAGTCCAGTAATCCCGACCAAAAGCCGTCTAATGTGCCTATACTCAGGGGATTTGCCTTGGTCGTGGTCAAAATGGTCGGTACAATTTCGGTATCATTCCTATACAAATTATAAATAATAGGCTATATCTGAAAAAAAATAAGATATGGCTAAAAAAAATTATGCTCCAAATTCGAATGACACAATTCTTAGCAGTGTCATTGGCTGGAAACCTCCAGTTTTGCATCAGAAATCAGAATGTTATATCTCCTTCTTGGCGTTTGATCCAGGAGTCAACCGCATGAGAAAGAAAAAAATTATGCTTGACCATATCAAGGGCAAGCGGAACCAACGTGCCTATGCCGACCAAGTTATTAAGAATCTCACCGAGAAACTTATGGCTGGATGGAATCCTTGGATTGAGGAGCTGCAGCCCCTGGAATATACTAAATGGGATGACGTGCTCGACAGGTATAAGTCTTATCTGGCCAAAATGTGCAACGAGGGTAGTATGCGTGAGGAGACTTATGTCGACTATAGCAGTCGTCTCCGCATCCTGGAAAAATGGAAGCAAGAGAAAAGAATAACGCTCAACTACTCATACCAATGGGACAGAGTTAATGTTAGCAAGTTCCTGGACTACATTTTCATCGACCGCAATAATACAGTCCTGACCCGCAACAACTATCTTGCCTGGACTAAGAGTTTCTCCGCTTATCTGTTGGCTCGCGGCTATATCCCCAAGAACCCTACCGAAGGTTTGGAACGTATCAAGTCCAGGCAGAAGAAAAGCAGAGATGTCATACCGGACTGCACCATGCAGCTCATCAGAGATTATCTGATGGAGCATAACAGGCACTATCTGCTGGCGTGTGAAATCATTCACTACCTCTTCATCCGCCCTCGAGAGATGTCCTATCTCAGAATCTGTGATATTCATATCAAGACTCAGACACTCACTCTGCATGGCGAGAACACTAAGAATGGCAATGATGCCGTGATTACGTTGCCGACTCATGTCATCAAACTCATGATGGAACTCAATATCTTCTCACACCCAGGGCAGGACTACCTCTTTTCTGACGGGTTCATGCCTGGATCTGAAAGAAAGAATGAGAAAATGTTCAGAGACTACTGGACTCGGGTCCTGAGGAAGGAACTGAAACTCTCACCTCGCTATAAATTTTATAGCTTGAAGGACACAGGCATCACCAATATGCTGCGGGCAAATGCCGATGTCTTGTCGGTCAGAGACCAGGCGAGACACTCATCTATACTCATCACAGACATCTATACGCCTAAGGATATACAGAAAGCGAATGAGTATATCAAGAACTATCAGGGTATCCTATAATATAATAAGGTGGAGAGCTAACTGCTCCCCACCTTATTATATATATTATGATAGCATATAAAAATATCCCGTGTAAACTGGCTCGATGGCATCACACATATTTCTTGTTGCGGATGATGTATATCTTGGATGGATCCGGTATGTCATCTGACTTAAACTTGGCCTCCATGCAGTTTTTATTGTCTAATCTTAGACCATTATCATGTAAGCAGCCCAGAGTAACAACATCATTAGTAGATTTCGTACAAATCGACAGAGAGTAAGGATACTTTTCTTTAAATGTGCCGCCTCCGTTTCCACCAAACCCTCCTTCGGTACTACCACAATATTCTTTATTTATTCGGTAGTCGGTTTTGAATTTTGGCCACCTGGACTTCGCTCTAACCCAACTAAATTTGTTGTCATCTTGTACTTCTCCTGGAATAATGAAGAATATATTCATGCATTCCTGATCATCTTCGGATTTGTCAAGTGTTGACTCATCATCTATCGCATCCTGCACGGATGTGTAGCTGTAGCCGTCATCATCAACATCGCACTCCTTTGAGTCCGGCTCCTTATCATTAGGTATTGAAAGAAGGCATCGCTTCTCGTAGTAATTATCTTCGCCTATGATTGCTGTTTTGAAATTGATATCTTCTACAACTTGTGCTGCAGGAGATATATTAATATCAACATAATCATCAGAAGAACTGTCTCTGATTAATGGTGACCAAACGCCTGCCAGCTGCCATGTTTTCGAACCGCCCTCCTTCTCTACATATATGTAGTAACTACCATTACACTCAATGATGGTCTGTCTTTTTTGTTTTTCAGACCATGACTGTGTTGTCCCTTTGAACTGATTTTGCGGGTCCCAGGTACCTGTACTATGGACTATTTTAAAATTCTCGAAGACTTTTTTTGAAATAACTTCATAGTTATCTCTGTTTGCAGAATCACCCAGATTATACTCCAGATTTGCTGTAGATGACGTGGAGAAGGATCCGTCTTCGTCGTAGTCCGTTGTGTATTCGTCCAGAGGCTCAATCGCTACGGAATCTGCGTTTGTCAGCTCTGATTTTTTGATAACAGAACAAGTTTTTTGGATATCATCAAAAACAATTGTGGCATTGAAAAGCTTTCTAAATTCCTCTATAAAAGTATAGCTCGACCAATGAGGTAGTGCCCTTCGCAGCTCACGAGTCTTGTAGGCCGATGCGATATACAGGAGGTTCCATGGCTTGCAGTCGAAATCGTTGCGCTTGAGAGTATATCCCTCGTATTCTACTACCTTACGGAAGATATACAACAGGTTGGGCTGAACAGCTAGGTTAGAGATAAATGGTGCATTGTAGCCAATAAATTGTTTCGTTTTATCTACTCCAACAAAATTGGCAATCATATCATTTGTTTCGTCCCGTACAGGTACGAAGCACCATTTTCCTTCCACTCCCAGGAACTTCGACTTATCTTCATCAAGTCTGTAGATGCCATAGATTTTGAAAAGGTCTTTAAATTTCTGGGAGAAGCCCTTATCAACTGTATAACCAGGCTTGTCAGCTGTGCCAAATGGAATCTCATCGATGTAGTGCTTTGTCATGCGGTCGTTGAACTTGATGCGGGACTTGCCTCCGACTATCTGCAGTTTGATTTCTTTCTCATTCACGGAGAGTATTGTTCCGACACCGCTCATGATTAGCTGGCTGTTACAGAACAGCTTGCAGTCATCGTATTTTGCGATGTTCTTCCTGACCTCCAAGCGTGAGACATTCTTGAATATGACACGGTTCTCCAGGATATTCATGGGGAAGGTGATGTCATAGGTGTACTCACCATCATCGGTGACATACTGGTTGGCGTATGTCACCTTGATGGATGATGTAGAAATGGGATAGGCCTTATGGCCATTGATGATGCATGTTATCATATTTACTTGTTGTTTAGCATACGATGATATTCATTGAGTTTGCGGTCGATGCCGTCTCTGCCAGCGATTGAAACATCTGCCTTGATACCTCTCTCGATATTCTCATTGAGTCTGGTGACTGCTGAATTTACTCCATCAAGGGACTGGCGTACCTCGGTGTTATCATTGTTGACATTGACAACAGGAGCAACCACGGTACTGCTACCCTGTCCGAGAGAACGTGTGATGTCTTCAGCGGTCAGCGAGCCAACTGTATTGGAGCGCTGTGCCCTATCGATGAGGTCAAGAGCTGGACGGATGGATGAGTTGTTGACGGCATTGTGATTAGCCACGAACTCGCCTTCATGTACGACTCCTGCCTCCTTTCGGTAGCGGTTACCTCCGGTATATCCTCCCTCATAGTAACCTGCTGCCTCTGCCTGGTGCTGCTTCTTGATGGTTGCAATCTGCAGCATACCTGCTGCGGTTGCCATGCCGGCAGCGATAGGAGCCATGACCCAACCAGTGACAGGGATGCTGGCTGCTGAAGAATAGGCGTTGATGGCTGCCATGGCGGTTGAAGCGATTGCCTGAGCTATCTCAATCTTCATTGATTTCTTGTTGGCCTTAGACTTGGCAGCGGCTAACTCCTTGTCACGCTTCTCCTCCAACTTTTTCTTCTTTTTCGAGTTGTTGCCAGCTGCAGCAATCTGCTTCTCGTAGTTCTTGGAGATTTTGGCTTGCTCTAGGTCTGAGCATGCCTGAGCGTATGCTGATGCAGAAGAGAGAATATTGTTGATGCCATTGTATGCAGCAGATGTCTGCTGCACCATGTTATCGAGGAAGTTGGCGGTGACCTGCGCCTTTGCCTGCATGTATGCAGCATGGTTCTGCTTGTCGTTGCCATACAACTCCTTCAGTTTCTCCATGGTGTTTTGATAGTTCTCAACTTGTGAGGAGAAGTATCCACCCAGAGTTGCATTGCCGGTCGACTGGGACTCACCTGCAGCAGCCCTGGCACTGTTGACCATCTCAGATGACTTATCATTGATTTTTATTTGAGCGCTACCTGCTCCATGATCATCTGCATCAATCTGCGCTCTCTGAGCAGCGAACTGTTTGGTTATCTCCAACTTCATGCGCTGATATTCCTCCTCCTTGATCAATCCCTGCTTGTAGAGATTGTCAAGGCCATTGAGGTACATGGTCTCCTGTGCCTGCAGGTCTTGCTTACCGAACTGCTGACGCAACTCCTTCAGCTGGTTCTGGTATGCCTCCTGCATCTGCAGCTGGTGGTCGAGCTCAGCCTGTTCCATCTCAGCCTTCAGATCCAGCCATTCCTCGCTGCCCTCATTGTAGAGTGCCAGGCGCTTTTGCATAGCATCTGCATCATTCTGATAGATGGCTTCATCGAGAGCTATGTCATTCTGATAGATAGCTGAGTTGGCATCATTGTACTGAGCTTTGATGCTAGCCTCCTTCTGGAGGCGTTCACGCTCAATGGTCTGCTCATTCATCTTCTGAATTGCAGCATCATGCTGCTTGACAACATTGACCTGGTTGTCAAGTAACTGCTTGTACTCATTGCTCTCAGCACCATACAACTGCTTCAGCTTGGCAAAACCCTTAATTTGGATGCTCTGTCTGTCATCGACGAACTGCTGATAGGTTTTCTTGCCTTCTGCATAGGCTTTGGCGTTGTCTGCCATCAGTTCGTTGGTCTCAGCCTTG